GCCGTAAGCTTGCGTCATCTAACATAATGCCAAACTTACGGACCCCCTCTGTCTCCCCCCGCAAGGCGGCCGAGATAGCATCAATCGCTTCTTTAGGAGTGGAATTATAGAAAGAGGCGAAATCGCTGGAGGCCTTTACCAGATCTGTCGTGAAATCGACCAGGACTTTCCCCGATAACCCAGCGCTTTTACCGAATATGCCAAAGGTAGCGGCCGCATCGAGGGCCTGCTGGCGAGACTGGCCCAGGGCTGTCGCGGCATTGCCGGCAAATTCATTGATGGCCGCCGCTCCTTCACCGAAGACGACGGTGATTTTATTGGCCGTTTCGGCCAGGTCGCTGGCCGGGCCGATGGTAGATCCCAGGAATCCGACGACTACGATCGCGGCCGCGGCTGAAATCGCGGCCAGCGTTGTCGCGATCTGGGCCCCAATCTGGCCTACCTCTTGTAGCACGCCAGCCACGGCCCCGGCCAGGTTGCGCGCAAAGCCCAGAGTCGCCGCTCCCAGCCCCGCAATCCCCGTGGCCCCGATCGCCATCACCCCAGCCGCTGTTTTTACGGCTGACCCGAACTTGTTCGTCGATTTTGCGGCCTCAGTTTGAGCTTTGGAAAGGTCCTCCGTTACGTCAACGGTTTTGTTTTCCTGTTCCCGAAATTTTTGCAACGCCGACTCAGTTTGCCCCAGTTCCCGCTCCATCAGGCCCAACGCAGTGGCCTCTTTATTGAGCTTGATCTGAAGATCCTGACTCGCCCGGCTATGAGCGCCGGTTTCCAGCACCAGGCGTTCGTGCTCGGCCTTTAACGCCGCGACCTTCAGCCGCTGAATTTCCATCTGTGTTGTCAGCGATTTAGCCCGTAGCTCGACCCCTTCGGCGGTACTCGCCCAGTCCCCCAGCGCCGCCACTCCGGCCTGAAACGATGACTGCAAAACGCGCAGCTCCCGATTGGCTGCGCCGATCGCCGTCTTAAAATCAGTTGTGTCCAGACCGAGCCGCCCGCTCAGATCCCGTATAGGTTCGTCCGCCATTTGATCCTCCTGGCTATAGCCAATTCACCGTATCGCACGGGACAGTAACCGTTTTTCCAGATTCAGCCTCTACCGCCAACCCATGGATAATGTGAAACATCGTATCCACATCGGTCAAGTCGATTTCGTAGGGGCTCCAACCAAAGGACCTGATCAACATCACTTCTACGCTGACCAGGTCCTCGATCGTTGCTCCACTGGCGGCGCCGTCGCTATCGCTGGCTACTGTCCCGGCGTAGGGTTTGTCCCCATTGCCCCCCGCGCCCGCGACATTACCGACCGGATCGCGGTCGAAACTTCCAGCAGATCGGCTCCATCCTGCAAATCCTTCAATGTGAATTGGTTGCCGAAAATCTCGACTACCAACGCCCCCAAGGAATCGATGACCTCTTCGGTGAGATCGTCCGATTTTTCAGGGTTTAAGGCTTTCTGCAGCTTGACAACTTCCTTCAGAATCCGCCAGGGAATGAAAACCGTAGAGAACTCATCCTTCACCTCATTGGTTTTCGGATCGTAAAGGCGAATAGTTACCGCCGACATCGGGACCGATGATCCTTTCGCGTCCATTCAGCCCTCCCTTAGGCCGCCGTCGTGAAGCTGAGCACGCCGGCCAGCCGCTGGGCATAAATGTCCAGAACGTTGTAAACCACGCGATATTCTGTGCCGGCAGACAGAGAGCCGGTCGGGTCAATGGTAACCACCTTATGAGCCGTATTGACCGTATTGGCGCCGGCAATGACCGCACCGGTGGTAGCGTTGATCAACGTAACCCCGTCTTCCTCATCGGTCCCCAACGCATTGTTGAAAGTCAAGGTGATGTTCGCGGAAACGCTGATGCCAGTTGCGCCGGCAGTGGGAACGCTGCTCGACAGGGCGAGGGCGCTGGGCGTGGTTGTGGCCGGGGTCTGCACCTGCGTAAACCAACCAGTGGCAGAAAAGCCGGTCGCGTCAGTGTCACCGATCAGACGTTTCAGGGTATCGGTTACCGATCCGCTCAACACAAAAGCATGGGTCGTTTTGATGGCCGTGAAGGTCAGCGTGACCGGCTGCGCCGTGGTTTTATCGGTCTGGCTATCGGCGGTTTCTTTTGGCATATCAAACCGGCCTTTGAGATACCAATAGTACCGATAACCGCCGTTATTCTTTTTGCTGCGGAACCCCAGGGCGAAATACGGCGGGACGGCTCCGGCATTATCGTACATCCTCCCGGAAGCTGCGTCGTATACCCGGCCGGTGATCTTGGCCAGGGTCTCCAGCGGAACGTTCGTCAATGTAAGGCTGATCTTCGTTTCCCCTTCCGACACCATCGTATCGAAAGGTCCGTTATCAGCATACTGGGTTTCAGCCGACGTGGCCGGCTCCAGCGAGACATTTGCAGCGGGGGCCAACGTTTCCGGAGTTCCCGCCGTATAGGCGCTTTCAGTATCATCCGTGATCTCGGCGATCTTGAGCGAGTCGACACCGACAACGCTCTTATATTCGTTCGGGTTTGGCATGGTTACCTCTCCTCAGTGAAATTGAATTCCAGCGCCAAACCAAAGTGTTGGCTGCCGGTAGAAAACGGGAGTTCCCGGTCATTGCCATGGGTGAAGCCCGCAGCAATCATCGCCCCCACAACATCAGGAACATCAACCAACCCGTCCCGGCTCCAGATCGAAACCTGAACGGTATAATCGCGCAAGACTTCTACATTGTCCGCATGTTGAGCCGGCGGGCTGGAGATCAGTAAGTAGGTAAGGAAAACATCAGGCAGATCGTGGTCACTTTCCACGATATAGGTATTGGCGGCCATTGGAACGTTGAGCCCCGAAAGCGCCGTATCGACTCGATCCCAGATGGTCACTTTAATTTCTCCTTCAGGATTTTCCTCATTTCAGCCGCCGCACGCTTACCATAATTGTCGAACGTCGGGCGGAGATACGGTTGCGGAGCCATTGAGCTGTTTCCGTATTCCTGGAAATTGGCGTACCTGGCGGTTGTGCCGTCAGGTAAAGGTTCCTTACGCATCCCGACCTCAATGAAGAAGAAATTCCCCTCCCGTTTCACGGTGGTTTTATCAAGATGGTGTTCCAGGTTCCAGGTATCTTTCGGAACCAGGCGTTTCATGATATCCAGCAAGTAATCGGCCCCCTTGTTGAGGGCTTCGACTACGGCGGCATCCACATCCACCCCGGCCTGGTTCAAGTCTTCCAGATATTCATCCAGCCCATTGAGCCCCATCTGATACCTGACAACCACCTACCCTCCAATGCTCGCTTTGACTTTGACTTCCAGCAGCTCGTGCCGATTTTCAATGTCATCCACAGAAACCACATCGAAAATCTCACCATCCAGTTGAATCGCCCAGGTGGTATCGAAACCATCAACGTACCGCATGGTAATGGTGGCCGGGCGCACGGCCTGAACCGCCGTCGCCGCCCACACCTCCGATCCGTGCACATTTTTCCATTCCACCAGGACATTCCCGGCGCTCTCATAGGTCGGGCGCTTATAGGGACCGGTTGAGGTTGTCCTGCGCAACAGAGTAACGGTTGTCCGCAGTCTGCCCGGGTTGAACGGCTTCCCTCCGATGTTCATCCCGCCTCCTCCAATTCCAGGGCCAGGGCCTCCAGCTGCGTCAGACAGGACGTGAGCCCGGCATTGAGCGCCGTCATTCCCTGGGAGAGCATGCCAGGATTCTCGTACCACTGCACCAACAAAATCCTGGCCGCCGACTTTGCCTCGGGGCGGATACTGGTATCGGCCGCCCAGTCCCGCCCCGTAGCCCCCTTGACATAGGAGTCGATCAGTGGCAACAGATCGACCATGTTTTGGTCGGTTTCCGTCGTGCGCAGCACCGTCGCCGCCTCAGTTGTCGTCAAAATGTGTGCCACTGATCACCTCCGTTAAGCGATGTAGTACAGGACCAATTCCTTGGCCCCGTCAGGAGTGCCGTCGAGGCTGTACAGATTTTTCTCCAGCTCGTCGGCGTCCACCGCCAGGCTGCCGCCGTCGGCGCTGCCATTAAACAACTTAATCGTGGCCAGCGCGGCGTTGGCGACGATGTGCGGAATGCCGAATTTCTTGGCGATGCCGCTCGAAACGGTGTCGTAGGGTATGCCGGCGGTAGAGTTCGCGCTGCTGGCCGCCGTGGTGATCCCCGTGCAGGTGCCATTGTCCAACGAAATGTTGAGGCTGGAGTCATTGGCCGCCGGCGCCTTCCGAGTCAACGAGATCGTGGCGCTGCTCCCGCCTACATTGAAAAGCGCCGTCACCGCGGAGTCGGCGTTCAGCGCCGCCCGCACCTTGGCCGCCCAGTCGGCGGCGGTGTCGTTCTCCAGGACGGCCACACTGATCGTCTTCGGCGTGCCGGTCATCCCCGCCGCCGTAACGATTACCGTAGCGTTCCCGCTGCCCGTAATCGTACCGGCCGCCGTAGCGGTCTCGACCTGCTGGGTCGGCGTGTGGACCTGCGCCGGCAGGTCGATCTGCGTGACCGTCGCAAACGCCTTGATGCCTTCGACCTCCGCCGTGCCGTTCAACGCGATGGTGTCGGTGATCGTCTCGCCGGCGATGTTGGTGCCGTGAATTACCACGTTACCGGTGATCCCGCTGACGTTCCCCTTGATCGTCACCGTCCGGGGCACGTCGGGGCTGGTGATGTTTGTCGTGATCTGCTGGGTGGCGGCCCCCAGGTTGGTGGCGGCCAGGACGGCCGTCGCCGAAACCGCGTCAGGCGCGATGGTGTATTTCATCGTCAACGCCACGGCCAGCGCATCGGGCAGATCCGGCTCGCCCTCGCGGCCGATGGTACCGCCGATGATCCACCGGCGGCCACCAGGTTCCATGTAGTTTTGAGTTACGGGATATCCCATGGGGTTCCTCCTTACGAAGGCAGCGTGACGGCCAAAACCGTCATCGCGCCGGCGTCGACCCGTTTCGCCACCTTGCGGACAATCGCCCGCAGTTCGGTGTTGTTGTTGCGCCACGCCGTCCCGCCCACGGTCGTGGTGGCCATCTCGATCGTCATCCGCTGGAACATCGTGGCGAATTCCTGGCCAGACCCGATCGCAATCCGGGCCCGATCGGGAGTGCCCAGGTTGGCCCACTGGCTATCCGCCACCGGAACCACCGGCCGCCCCTTGATCCGGAACTCAGTATCATTGGACGGATTGGGCTGCAGCAGCGGGCGGCCAGTGCCGTCGTCCAACTGATCCAGCAGGTCCAGGCCGCTCTGGTTGACAAAGACGGCCGCCATGGCCGAAATCGCCGGGTCCAGCGTTTTGTTCAACACCGTCTTCATCCGCGCCAGCACGGTTTTGTAGTCGCTGACCGCCGTGGGAGAAATCGCGTTGACCAGGGCGAGCAGCAGGCTGGTGTTGGTGAGGCTGACCTTGCGGCCGCACCACTTAGCCAGATACCGCATGATCGTGGCCGGGGTGTCGTTCAACAGGTCGTTGGCGATCGGCAGATATCCGCCGTAGTCCTGGACCGTGTACTCGATTTTGGTGAACGTCGGGCTCTCCATCGCCGGCACCCGCTCCCCACTGGGGAAATCGCTTTCCGTGATCAAAGCAAACGGCAACGCGGCAGCGGCCGTTTCAATGGCCCGCCACCCGCTGAACATGGTGACTTCTTCAACCCCGAAATACGGGCCCAGGTCAACGGCCTGGCGTTGCTGCTCCCGGATCATGTTGTCGAAATCGACCGGGAGGAGAAAGCCCCCCTCCGCCCCCGCCGGGCTGCCCCCGGTTTCGGTCAGGGCATTCATCAACCGCCCGTAGTTCTCCGCCCGGTGGTTACCCCGTTGAATGGACTGGGGAGATGCCCCAACTTTCAACGCCTGGAAGAACTCCTGGACATACTCGTTGGTGGCCCGCAGATCGCGCACCTGGGCCGACTCCCGATCTCCGCCCATCGGGACGAAGTTCTGAGCCGGATCTTCACCCTGGCCGGCGGCAGTCATCGAGAGATAGAGCTGGCTGGCTTCGTTGGATTCAGCTTTTGCCTTGTCCAACTCAGCGCGCAGCGCCAGGGCCTGATCGATCTCGTTTTTATCCAGGTGCTCATTGATCCGCGTCGCAACATCCTGGACCCGCATTGCGGCCGCATTGGCCAGATCGTACAACCGTCGTAAATTACCACTCATGTTTTCACCCCATCAAAATTTGAGCTTCTGCACGGAGCCGAGCTATCTCAACCGACTCCGTAAGGTCATTGACCGGCTGGTTAATCAATCCCGCCGGAACGTTCGCATAGGTCCGCAAAACATTGGTAAAGGCCCGGTTTTGGGGTTCCTGATCTGGTTTCTTCTCCTTTTTAGATCCAGTGATTACCTCATCGGCAAAGCCCATATCTACGGCCTCGCGCGCCGTGAGCCAGGTCTCGTTGCTCAGTAGCTTCTCCAGCCGGGGCTTACTCAGCCCGGTTTTCTCCGCATAGATATCCACCAGGCTGGACTTAATGCGTTTCAGTTCATCGAGCAGCTTCGTCATTTCGTCGATATTGACGCTCTGCAGGAAGAAATTCACGCTGGGATCGTGAATCATAAAGAATCCGGAATCTTGAATCCGGATCACATCACCCGCGAGAGCAACCAGTGTGGCGGCGCTGGCAGCCAGGCCGTCAATCCGCACCGTCACCCGGCCCTTGTAATCGATCAATGCGGCCCGCATTACGCTGGCCGCCACCAGCTCGCCTCCCACTGAGTTGATCCGGACGGTCACCGGACCCCCACGGCCATACTTTTGCAGGTCGTCTCTGAACATCTGGGGTGTAACCTCGTCTCCCCACCAGCTGTACTCAGATATGACCCCGTAGAGCTCCAGTTCCGGCTCTTCGGCCGGGCTGGCGGCGTCTCTGAACGTCCAAAACCGTTCCTGCGGCCGGGCGCTCCCTTCAAAACATCGAATTGGTTGTGCCATCGCTCCTCCTTACTGAGCCGGTTTAGGCATTATCAGAGACCCATCGGGGCCAACCACAGCCCAGTTCGATGGAACATAATGAACATCTCCGCCGGGATATGCCGGCAGATCCTCGATTTTACGGGCCTCATTGGGGCTCAATTGCCCCGACATAATCCTCGTGTTGAGCAATTCAGCGCGTGATTTCGAGTCCGTCCGCAGTAAAACATCACGGTTGAACCTGAAATAGGTGTACTCTTGCTCCGCTTCAGGAAGCCATTTGATTTCACTGGCCTGTTCCCATTGGACCAGATAGGGATCGATCGTCGTGGTCAAGTAGTCCATGTTCTGTTGTTCGTTGGATTGATAGGACTGCTTACCCTGGTTTAACTTGTAGAGCGGGACGCCGAAGAAGTTAGCGATTTCGGCGTCGTTCTGTTGGATGCCTTCCAAAAATTGAACATCGATCGGCTTCATCGTGATCGGTTCAAATTTGGTAATCTTCGGGTCCATAATAGCCAGCCGATAGGCATTTGAAGATCCAGTCATGGCCTCTTCATAAACCTTGCGGATGGCCGTGCGCGCTTCTCGATCAACCTCTCCAGCCGTCCAGATGATGCCGCCCGGGTTAAGTCCCTGAGAATAGAATTTCCCCTGCGTCTCATGGGCGCCCAACTGCCGACCAATCGTTTCCCTGGCATACGAAATCACTGACCGTCCAGTGATCCCATCCGTAGAATTGATGATGACACTCCAAATCTCAGGCGCTGGTATCCATTGAGGAGATCCGTTTGAGAACTGAACGTGATACCAAAGATCCCCCTCCGGCGTCATATAGGGGAAAACTTGATTGGTGGGTAGAATGAACATTTCCCGGCGATAGCCCAGCTGCAGACGGGGAGTCCACACATAGGAAGCCCCCCACGTCACCAACCAAGTCATCAACGCCTTCTTGAAGATGAAGGGCGTCATCCACCTGTTGGGGGATTTTTCCAACAGCCAGGCCACGTTTTGCCGCCGCCCATCAGGATTAACCTGCTCAATCTGCCCGGGAGTGCGTTGGACGAACGTTTGCAACGGCATTTTTGCCACATCGTCCGACAAAATATTGATGCACCGGTACGCCGTGTGAACGTTTTTACTGTTCTCAGCAGTGACGGATTGGCCTGAAATTGTCGTTCCACCGGTGGCGTCGACCAATTCCGGAACGCTCATTACGTCCGGAATATTAGGAAAGACAGAGTTAAGAAACCGTCTTATGATCACGTTTGTCCTCCGTAGCGCCGGCACCGGCCACTGATAACACAACCCCTGCGCCGATCGCCATGACTCCACCGACAAACCAGGTCGCTACAGGACACACCTGGTACGTTCCTACCAAAATCAAGGCACACCCTATCAGGATCAGCAGATCGTCAAGATATTTCAACATCACATTCCGTAATCGGCGCTTTTGAATTTTGCACTTAAGTCAACGGTTGGTTTATGGAACCTTGCCCGGGCCATGGCGATCACCCAGGCCGCCGTGGTGTCGATGCGTTTCGTGCGGATTGTCCCCTTTCCCCTGGTTTGCTTGACGTATTTTTTCAATGCGCTTCCATTTACCGCAACACTGGTATTACCAAAACACCAGCGAGCAGTAAGGTTTGATTCATGGGTCATCTCCCCTGATTCAAGTTTTACCTGAATGGTGTCCATTGCGTCGTTCAACCCCATGTAGGTCTGGGGAACATCTACCACGGTCATCCCAGCTTGTTCGAGCCGTTGTATCAACATCGCGGCAAAGGCCCTATCTGCATCCAACTCCAAAACTTTGTACGTTTTTCTCCATTCCAGAATTTGTTCTTCGACCCGCGTATAATCGACGACCCGTCCTGGAGTAGCTTCAACCCATCCAGCCTTGATCCATTGATCGTAAGGAACTTTGTCGTTGGCAATGCGTTCCTTCATCTGCTCTTCTGGGATATAGGCCTTCCAAATTACTCGCCAATCGAATTGAGTCCCTTGAGGAGGAAAAACGAGGCAAAGCGCGGTGAGATCTGTCGTTGATGACAAATCCATTCCCATGTAGCATTCCAGACCTGCAAGATCTGCAACAGACCAATTCCCTTTGGTTTTATCAAAAAGATCAAGGTCGAGCCACCCTGATAATTTTGTGGTAGGCCACTGATTTAAGCGTAACCACCTAAAAAGCTTCTCTTCGGCCGGATTCTCTCGGGCCTTTTCCGCAGCTTTGCGCACAGCTTCGATTTTGATAGTATGATCCAGGGACGGATTGGCTGCATACCAATTCGCTTCGTTCCAAATATCGTCCCCGTCATACCCGAAAATTGTGACGTGCCAGGTTGGATTGAGAATATCACCAGCGAGAACCCGCTCTGCATATTCATGTTGTTCCCATGCAATGCTCACCCGGTCGGGGTCATCGCCGGCGGTGGTGATTACCCACCAGATCGGCTGCTCCCGGGCGTCGCCAGCTCCAAACGTCATTACATCCCACAAGGATCTATTGGGCTGAGCATGTAACTCGTCGAAAATACACGCGCTCACGTTGAGGCCGTGCTTTGTAAATGCTTCTGCCGAAAGGACTTTGTAGAAGCATTGGTCAGTATGAATTTCTTTTTTGCTCTCAACGATTTTGCATCGTTTTTGCAAAGCAGGGAGCATTTTAATCATATCGACGGCGACTTTAAAAACGATCGAAGCCTGCTCTTTGTCGGCGGCGCACCCGTAAATTTCTCCGCCTTGCTCACCGTCGGCAAATAAATGATACAAAGCAGCTCCAGCTGCTAATTCCGATTTCCCGTTTTTCTTTGGGACTTCCAGATATACAAACTGATATATCCGGTGTCCGTTTTCATCGACGGTCCCGTAAACCTCACGGATAATTTTTTCTTGCCAGGGAAGCAGCTTGAAGTGCTGGCCGGCAAATCTCCCTTTGGTATGTTTCAGGGACTCAAAAAACCTGACAGCACGATCAGCCCGGGCGCTATCGAAGGGCATAGCCAGGCTCCATAAAACTATAACGATCGTTGCGATCAGGTGAAAAAGTCGTTTCATTTTCCATTACCGTCAAGCAGTTCATCCATAGGATCAACAATAGGCTTCTCTTTTTCAGCAGGAGCCACCCCGGCCCGGGATCGCGGCGTCAGATAAAGCGACTGCTCGTATACCAGCAGTAATCTGCGTTTCTGATCGCACCGGGCATCCATACCTTTTATGTCGTTCATGGCTATTTGCAGCTTTCCAATCAAAGCCAGCTTTACTTCCAGGTTCCCTTTTGGAAGATCCTTCAGCTCTTGCATCAAATCGGCCCATAGCTTGAATGCGGCCGCTCTCAGTTCATCCAACTCCACCAGCTGCTCAGAAATCAAACAATAGTTGAGCAGTAGATCCCGATCCAGGGTAGTCACAATATGGGCGTCCAGCTCGCTGTAAATTCGCATCAGGCGGCGCCAGGTTCCTGCTGCGATTTCGTGCCCATCCAATTTTGACGGCGCACTCATCGGTAAACTGCTCTCCGGTGTCATGGCCGATTCAGCAGCGGTGCGCTGCTCAATCTCATCTTTTGTGTCGTGACGGGCCTTCAGGCCCTGTGGTTTTCGCGCCGGCATTGGAATTTCTCACATTGGGAAAAATTTTCGCGTCGTCCCCCGCTTGCGCTCGACAATCTCCCGCTTGAAACTTTTTTACCCCCCTTCCCCCTGCCGTACCTCCCCCGCAGTCCGGCGGGAGTGGCACTCGTGGCAAAGGGAACGGAGCGGGCTGGTTGCGAACAGCACCGGGTCGCCCCGGTGACGGATCTCATGATGCACGTCGGTGGCCGGGGTATAGATCCCCGTGGCCAGACAATCCTCACACCAGGGATGGGCGGCCAGGTGGGCCTTGCGCCGGCGCTGCCACGCCCGGTCATAGAGACGATGCGTGGCCTTGTCTTCCTGCGGCCTGGGTGCGAAACGCTGCCGTGCGGCTGCTGCGTGTTTCTCGCAGTAGCCGCGCTGCACCAGCTCAGGACAACCAGGGTAGGCGCAAGGGCGACGAGGCATCTCAGTCACCTTCCGCTGGATTGAGATACTGGAAAGCGTCCATTTCACCAGCCCTGATTACCTGCGTATTCACATCGGCCTCGACCTGGTTGCAGGCCGCCGCCTCCGCATTGACCGGTAGTACATCGTGCCCCAGGGCCAGGGACGCACTCCACCTGCGCCCCTGGCCCCCGCTACTTCCGCGGCTCTTGCCACCCCGGCGCCGCCCTCCCTTTGGTGGGTGGCAATTGGGGCAGACCCTGCCCCGATAATGCTGGAAACATTTACTGCACCGCTTCAGATCTACCATGTTCCCCCCACCATATCCAACCCTGCGATAACGGCCCATAGAATCAATGCCCAGATGAAAACCATCAGGGCATCGAGCCAATCTGGGCGCGCAGGCCAGCGATCGTTCATGGATACACCACATGGGCCTGCCCAGTAATGAGCGCAAAAATAAGACTTACGATTAAAACGATGATTGCCCATCCAATTTTCGTCATCGTTTGCACTGCCGGCCTCATGCCCACCAGAATCTCTTCGACTTTCTTCACGCGAGATTCCAGGTTTTCAACGCGAGAATTCAGGTTCGCTTGTAGCCACTGGTCCCGCAGTATTCCCAGGGTTTCAAGATCCTTGCGCAGATTTTCTACAGTCTGCGTCAATAGCGCCACCTGAAGGCCGAGATCCTGCCTGTTTTCAGGAGGAGGGGTAGAAGTAGACGGCGGAGTCATTTTTTAGCCGCCTGCTCACCCACGAGCTTTGCCATCTGAATCGGAGAAATTCCCCTGATTTTCGGGGCCTGAGCCGGTTTCTCTACCAGCTGGAACCACCCCTGACTGCCCAGCCACGTTACCGCAGCACCCGCAATGATCGTCCAATACGGTGCGGCCGCCGTCCAAAACGAAGCCGGAACATAGGTCAACAACACCTGAGCCAGGATCGAAAGCGCGGCCGCCAGCGCCACTGGGACTAGCCCCTTGAACGCCGGAGGCTGGCGATTGAACCAGTCCCAGCGCGCCAGCAACGCGCTCACGAACGCGCCCAGCAACACCCAGCCCGCCGGGCCGGCCAGGGTCCGGAGGAAATCCGGCAGCGCCGGTACTTGGCCCGGATCAATGGCCGGGGGAACTTCCCCCTGCGCCGAAATTCCGCCCACCGCAAAGACCAACGTTACCAACACCATCAAACCAACCGCTGCCAATAATCTGCTTTTCATGTGACCCCCTGAATGTTTGGAATAAAAAAAGGCCGGGATTACGTTTTTCGTAATCCCGGCCCTCTTCAGACTCTAAGATCTCGCCTACGCCGTTCCCCCCCGTAGTGGGGGGCCGACTCGAACGCGGGCATTCTTCGGAAGGTTCCGCTCCGACTCTCGGATAATCCGTACGACTTCCCCGTTCTGAATGACCAGTCTGACATAGCCGAAACCGGCTCCCTCTTCACAGATGAGCCGCGCTTCCCGTTCTATTTCAGTGATCAGTTCAGGCGGAAATAATGCCATGTTTTTCACCCACTCGGTTTGTTTTAATTATACGTTACCTTTTGAGTGCTCATTGTTACAACTGTGTTACAGGCGGAAATTGCCATAGATAACAAATTTATTACTTGTCAAACAATTTCAAGCAAAATACACGAAAAATGCTATAACAAGTAAAATGGAGGCGATTATGAAAAATTCTTCGGGAAAGCTTTGTTTGTATTGCGGAAAACCGGCAAGCCAGGGCGTGAGCCTGATTATAAAGCGGGCTCCGGGGCGAGTGGGGGCGCTGGCGCGCTTCGAGCGGGCAGGGGGCATAGTGTGGGTTTGCGCGGATCATCTGGACCAACTGGCTGTGTTTGTCTGGGCCGATCGGCGGCCTGGTCACCAGCCGGAGGCAATATCTCAGGCGGATTAACCGTGAGGATTTATTGAGTTTTGATAATTCGAGGAGTGAGGTAGAATAAAAAGGGTTGGGGGCTGTGCTATAAACACAGCCCCCTGAAGCTGAAACGAAATGTTGTTGTTTACTCGAACTTTAACAATTGAGCAGACCTGAACAAACATCGCAACAGATGTTTGCTCAAAACCGCAGAATACCGGGACGGTATTGAGCGGGGTGGTGGGCGAGATAGGGCTCGAACCTACGACCTCACGGATGTGAGGCTAAGCGCTTACCCGCCTCTCTATAGAGGCGGGTGTAACGCTCAGATTGCATCCCCAAACACCAAAATAAAAAGAGTCCAGACGGACCGCAACGGGCTTTAAAAGTGCTCACGCCCAACGGCGTAATCAGAGTATACCACAATCAGGGAGAACAGGCACATCCTTGACCAAGGGTGCATTCCTTCTCCAATGAAATACAGGAGTCCCCGCACGGCTTGCTTTTCTCAGGATTGCAGTGCCGGCAACATCCCCCTGAATCAGGCGGCTGAGGAACCAGCGTTGGAATTTGTCCCACATCAATCGTCGGGGTTGCTTCGATCTGAACCGGCGCAACGGTCGGCAGCGGAACTGGAGTATCCGAAGGAATAGGGGAAGGAGTTGCAACGGCCTCAGGTGTGACGGTCAGCGTAGGCCAGGGCGTGCTTGTTGGCCACGGAGTATTGGTTGCCGGACGTTCAAAGATGGGCGTTTCGGTCGGCCTTGTTGTTCGCGTCGCCGTCGGCGTGTAAGTGGGGAGCATGCCGCTGGTCCGCGCCGCATCATCTACAGCCGCCCCAATCACACTTAATCCCATCCAGGAACAGCATAGGAAGATCACGATGGAAAGGCCGGTTACCTGAACCCCGGATTTGATAGGCAAGGTGATTTTCTGATCATTGAGCCAGGAACCAAATGAAACCGTGATGTTGTAGAGGAATTTTACAAACTCGAAACAAAATTTAATAATCAATACAGTCAGCGATATCGTCAGCGAAAAAAGAGCGATTAAAAAACAACCAGGTGAATTATTTGAGCTTTTAGTCATGATCTAATCCTCGAGCAGGTATTTATGTTCCTCTGTGTTAACCCGATTTTGGTATTTCTTCCTGTCTTTCCTCCGTATTAAGTTTTTTCCTTCTTGGCCTAATCTCTGTTAAATCCTTCGCAATCAAAATTAGATGGGATTTTCTTTCGGTATCAAGTAAACGGAATAACTCCAAAATTTCCTCTTCTGCAGGATCTACAAAAGATTGTTCTGGCAACCAACCAATCAACTTAAAAACTTCCTCTGGAGAAACAGAGAATGCCAAAGCCATTCTCTTTGCCAACTCTGGGCTCGGGTTTATTTCAGAATTTGCAATTCTTGATATATGGCTGGGGCTAACGTCTACCCTTCTAGCCAATTCACGTATTGACCAACCAGTTTCTTCAAGTTTTTTATTTATCCATTTAGCAAGATTGTTGTTCATTACTCATCACCCCTCGATAGGGTAGTACGGAAGCCGTTCTTT